TTAGATGCGTGTCTTTAATGTGTAGAGCAAATCAAGGGCTTTGCGTGGCGTCAGCTCGTCAAGATCAAGCTTGGCCAAGTCGTCCAGCACCGGATGCGCAAGGCTAGCAAACATATCGCTCTGCTGGGGCGCTGATTTTCTTCCGGGCACCGGAGCAGGCGCTTCATGCGGCAGGCTGGTGGTTTCAAGACGGCTCAAATGCTCCCGTGCGCGGGTGATGACATTGGCCGGAACCCCCGCCAATTGCGCCACTGCAAGGCCATAGCTCTGACTGGCCGGACCGGGCAAGACGTGGTGCAAGAAGACGATGCGCTCATTGTGCTCGGTGGCACTCAAATGCACGTTGGCCACCAATGGCTCGTTTTCCGGCAGTACGGTCAGCTCGAAATAGTGGGTGGCAAACAACGTGTAGGCGCGAAGCTGGGCGAGTCGTTCTGCCGCAGCCCATGCCAGCGACAAACCGTCAAATGTGCTGGTGCCGCGGCCCACTTCGTCCATCAGTACCAGGCTGCGTTCGGTTGCGTTATGCAAGATATTGGCGGTTTCGCTCATTTCCACCATAAAGGTCGAGCGTCCACCGGCCAGGTCATCGCTGGAACCGATACGGGTAAAGATCCGGTCGACCAGCGACAGTTCGCAGATGGCGGCCGGAACAAAGCTGCCGATGTGTGCCAGCAACACGATCAGCGCGGTTTGTCGCATATAAGTCGATTTACCGCCCATGTTCGGGCCGGTAATCACCAACATGCGGGTGTTGTCATCCAGTGCCAGATCGTTGGCCACAAACGGTGTGGTCAGTACTTGCTCAACCACCGGGTGACGGCCCTGGCTTATGCGCATGCACGGTTCTTCAACAAAGCGCGGGCAATTCAAATCGAGGTTCAGTGCACGCTCGGCCAGGTTGCTCAAAACGTCCAGTTCGGCTAAAGCTGCGGCCGTGTCTTGAAGCGGTGGCAACTCGCCGATCAAGGTTTCGAGCAACGCTTCGTAAAGCATCTTTTCGCGTGCCAGTGCACGGCTCTTGGCCGACAAGGCTTTGTCTTCAAACGCCTTGAGTTCCGGGGTGATAAACCGTTCGGCGCCTTTGAGGGTTTGACGGCGAATGTAATCGGCGGGTGCCTGTTCGGCCTGTTTGCTCGGCAGTTCGATGAAGTAACCGTGCACTCGGTTGTAACCGACCTTAAGGTTGGCCAGTCCGGTGCGGGCTTTTTCGCGTGCTTCCAGGTCGATCAGAAACTGACCGGCGTTTTCGCTCAGGGCTTGCAGCTCATCGAGTTCGGCGTCATAGCCGGTCTTCAGCACGCCGCCGTCGCGAATGACCGCAGGCGGATTATCAATAATGGCTCTGTCCAGCAACGCGGCCAGCTCGGGGTAGGTGCTGGTGGTCACGGCCAGTTGCTGCAAGTGCGGGGCATGCAGGTCCAGCATGGCGTCTTGCAGTTCAGGCAGTGCCGCCAGGGCATCACGCAGTCGGGCCAGGTCGCGCGGCCGCGCATTACGCAGGCCGATACGCGCCAGAATACGCTCCAGATCGCCGATTTCCTTGAGCTGCGGTTGCAAGCGCTCAAAACGGTAGCCATCGAGCAAACAGGTGATTGACGACTGGCGCGCCAACAGAACGGGCAGGTCGCGTAGCGGACGGTTCAACCAACGGGTCAGCAAGCGGCTGCCCATTGAGGTTTGGCAGCGATCAACCACCGATTGCAGTGTGTTATCACGCCCCCCCGCCAGGTTGGTATCCAGCTCAAGGTTGCGTCGGCTGGCGCCGTCCAGCACCACGGTGTCATCGAGTCGTTCATGGCGCAGGCTGCGTAAATGGGGCAGGGCGGTGCGCTGGGTTTCTTTGGCGTAGCTGAGCAAGCAGCCTGCGGCGCCAATGGCCAGGGTCAGGTTCTCGCAGCCAAAGCCCTTAAGGTCCTGGGTCGAGAACTGCTGGCACAGGCTTTTTAGTGCAGAGTCGCGCTCAAAGTCCCACGGCGCTCGACGACGTACGCCACGGCGCTTCTCGGCTGGCAGGCCTTGTGGCCAGTCATCCGGGATCATCAGCTCAACCGGGTTGATGCGCTCCAGCTCAGCCAGCAGGTTTTCCCAGCCCTTGATCTCGACGACCGAAAAGTTACCACTGGTGATATCCAGCACGGCCAGGCCAAACAGGCGCTCATCACCCAGCACGGCGGCGATCAGGTTATCGCGGCGCTCATCCAGCAACGCTTCGTCACTGACCGTACCCGGCGTGATGATGCGCACCACCTGACGGTCGACCGGGCCTTTACTGGTGGCCGGGTCGCCTACTTGCTCGCAAATCACCACCGACTCGCCGAGCTTGACCAGCTTGGCCAAATAGCCTTCGGCTGCGTGGTAAGGAATCCCGCACATCGGAATCGCCTGCCCTGCCGACTGCCCACGCGCCGTGAGAGTGATATCCAGCAATTTGGCGGCCTTCTTTGCATCCTCATAGAAGATTTCGTAGAAATCGCCCATGCGATAGAACATCAACTGATCAGGGTGCTGGTTCTTCAGGCGCCAGTACTGCTGCATCATCGGCGTGTGTGAGGACAGATCGGAGGTATTTTTACTCATTAGGGCTTAGGCGGATTCATTTAAAAAGAGGGGTGAAAAGCGGGTGCCACGCACGGCTTTTTGCAATGGGCGCAAGGTTAACACGGGTAATGCCTGCTTAGCAGGCGCGGTGGGAAGACAACGAATCGCGCAATATGCCAAATAGCATTTGCGATCAGTAAAAAATGTAATCACTATTCGCGTCATGCACAATCGTACTGTTTCTACCGTCTTAAAAGAGCTGCTTGCTCGCCAAGGGATCTCTCCTACAGAGCTTCACCGGCGTACAGGTGTGCCTCAATCCACGCTCTCGCGCATTTTGAACGGCAAGATTGCCGATCCTTCGGATAAACATATCTCTCGTTTGGCTGAGTATTTTGGGGTCAGCACGGATCAATTACGCGGGCGCGTTGAGATTTCAGTACCGGGTGATGAGCTGTCGCCGCCAGGGCATGAAGATCTTAAGGACATAACTCTGTGGGATGACGACACGCCCATCGAAGACGATGAAGTCTGTATCCCTTTTTTACGTGAGGTTGAGTTGGCTGCTGGATCAGGAAGATTCGCCATCGAAGAAAGTGAGAAGTCTAAACTGCGCTTTGGCAAGCGCAGCCTGCGCCATAACGGCGTGCAGTTCGACCAGGCCAAATGCGTCACTGTGCGCGGTAATAGCATGTTGCCAGTACTGCGCGACGGTGCGACGGTTGGGGTGAATGCGGGGAAAACCTCTATAGGAGACATCATTGATGGCGACCTGTATGCGATCAATCACAATGGCCAGCTGCGGGTAAAACAACTGTATCGCCTGCCTTCGGGAATACGCCTTCGCAGTTTTAATCGCGAAGAACATCCTGATGAGGACTATACGTTTCAGGATATGCAAGAAGAGCAAATAGCCATCCTTGGTCATGTTTTCTGGTGGGGCATGTACGCCCGATAGTCTGTATGTCTTAAAAACCCACTGATAAGTGGGTTTTTTTTCGCCCCTAAAAAAGTCGGGCGCATTGATTTTAAAAGGATTTATGCTCCAATGCATTTATTATGAATAAACAAATGCATTTGTGCATTGACTGTATATGCATACATGCATAGTATCTGTCTCAAGCCGGCCTTACAGCCAGTGAACAGGCAGCGATGGACGAGCCTTATCGTTCAGAGGGTTGGCAACTGACCCGGGTGTGCAGCGTAAAGCACCGTAAGCAGTTATCTGGCGGACAGGGTCGCGGTCGGAAAAACATGTGAATGGATTCGTACCGCGCCAGTAGCGCCGAAAAATCCGGGGCCGTATTGCTGAAATGTCTGAAACGGCCGGTGTGACATGCGTTCGCCCCGGTCATTTCGGACCTTTTGGAATGCCTACCCACGGATGTGCAGGTATCCCAGTCAATCCCATCGCCTGCCGCTGACGGGCATTTATGAAGGAGGCGAATAATGACACCTGAAGAACACGCGTTGCTGGACATGCCGATATGGCTGGTCATCGTTTTAGCGCTGTTAGGCGGGGTCTCGGGCGAAATGTGGCGTGCAGATAAAGAAGGCGCTCGCGGCTGGCCATTGGTTCGACGCATTGCGTTACGCTCCGGAGCCTGCATGGTGTGCGGGGTTTCGGCTACTTTTTTACTGTATGCCAACGGCGTATCTATGTTGGCAGCGAGCGCATTCGGTTGCCTGACCGCTATGGCTGGTGCCGATATGGCCATTGGCTTATATGAGCGCTGGACGGCCAAGCGGCTGGGCGTTTGCGACATACCGCCTCGAGATACTCCTCCCGACGAATCCCCTTGATCAGAGGTTTTCCACTCACAGCAGGTGAACGATGAATGATGAAGAACTGGCGGCAATCAATCGGCTGGTCAGCGCCTTGCAAGCCCAGTCAGATGCGCAGATGGCCTTGAATACGAGGCTTCATGACCTGGCGCAGAGCAATCAGGCGCTGGTCGATTATCTGAAAAGCCGCGAGCCCGATCCCACAGCGCCTCCATATCTGGATGGCTCACCGGCACCTTGACCCCAAACATGCTTATCCATACAGCCCGCGGATGCGGGTTTTTTAATGTTCGTAGGAGAACACCCGATGTCGATTCTTACCCAAGGCACACAAATTTTCGCGCTTGTGCCAGCGCTCGATGGCAGCGCGCCTTACACCGTGTTGGAGGTTGAACACGCGACCTCTTTCGATCCGGGCGGCGCACCCGCTGAGCAAATTGAAGACACCAGTCTTGAAGCTCAGGAGCGCACCTATAAAAAAGGTCTGCGCACACCCGGCACGGCCAGTCTTGGCCTGAATGCCGACCCCACAAACGCCAGCCATATCCGTCTCCATCAATTGTCTGAGGCCAAAGGTGCTACGGGGATTAAATGGGTCGTGGGCTGGTCCGACGGCCAAGGCATCAAACCCACTGTCAATACTCGGGGCGACGATTTTGAATTGCCTGCCACTCGTACCTGGTTCGCGTTCGACGGTTACGTCGCAGACTTTCCTTTCAACTTCGCCCTCAATGCCGTGGTGACTACCACCGTGAGCATCCAGCGTACCGGCGGTTCCGCCTGGATCAAAAAGGTCTGACCACGCCTATGAACCTTCAGCAACTCAAAGCCAGCGGCGGCATTGTCGATGGCAACTGCGTAAAAAAAGTCGTGCAGTGGACTCACCTTGACCCGGCAGGAGACAGCATCACCGACGCCGTGACGGTGCACGTGCGACGTCAGTCTTTTGGGGTGATAGAACAGTTGTTCGCATCGGATGGCAGTGAGCAAAGTCGCAATGCGCGATATATCGCTGCCTCAGTTCGTTTGGGGCAGGACGCCGATGAGGCGTTGAGCTACGAAGATGCCTACAGCCTGGAGCCCGGCTTGGGATTCCTGCTACTCAATGCCGTGAATGAAGTTAACGGTACAGGAGGTGCAGGAACAAAGAACTGACGGCCGCCGATGAGTTTTGGCACGAACTGGTGCTCAACGGAATCGGCGGCCGAACCATAGACGAAGCCAAAAAGCGCATGAGTTACCGGGAAGCGCTCGCGTGGGGGGGGTATATCGATCGATATGGCTCTCTCAACCTTGCGCGAAGGATGGAAGCCAGCAGCGCGCTCATTGCATTGCAGGCGTATCGGCTAGGCGGTGGTGAGGCCCAGTTGATGGATTTCATGCCGTATGAACGGCGTCTAGGCGTGGCCTTGGAACAGGCCATGAGTGAATGGCGCTGAGTCTGATCCTCAACCGACCTGTCACTGCGACGGGTTTTGAGCAGAGAGAAAACTATGGCAACAGCGTCTAAAACGAACTGGACGGTTGACCTGAGCGGCCTTGAGCAGATGTTGGCACAAGCCGTGCGCATCACCGAGCAGCGGATGACAGCTATACAAAAGCGCGTCGAAACGGCGGGCAAGCACGTGGGAGATACCCTGACGGCCTCAGGCCAAGCAATTGCGCAGGCGACCCAAGGCACTTTCAGAACTGTGCAGCGCGAAACCGATATGCAGTTGAACGTGCCTTATGCCAAAGAGTTGATAGCTCTGAAGGCGAGTGGCGCGCTGGCGGCCGCTCAAGTCGGTATGGGTAAGCGTCAGCAAGCTAGTGCTGGCGTACTGAGCGGCATCGACACGGAGTACGCTCAGTCTAAAAGCGCCCTTAAGATCCAGTTTCCCGAGGGTGCCAACGGTCAGGGTGGCGAGGCGTATCTCAGTCAACTGAAAACAATCGAAAACCGGCATCTGGACTTCACCCAACAGGTGCAAGCCAATTACGCAGAGATGAGCCAAGCCCAAGGTAATTGGGTTAATGGTGCAACGTCTGCATGGCAGGACTATCTGGACTCTTCTGGCAATGTGGCAGCGAAATCCAGAGAGGTGTTCACCAAAGCCTTTGAGGGTATGAGCGATGCGGTGACAATGTTTGTAACCACGGGTAAGTTTTCGTTCTCCGATTTTGCGACCTCTGTGCTCAAGGACATGGCGCAACTGGCTGCTCAGACCGCTGCGTCCAAAGGATTGGGTTTTTTGTTCAGCATGGCCAGTAGCGCGGTGGGGGCGATGTTTAACTCGCCGTCGACGCCCCCAGTGAGTGGTGCTTCGTTGCCGGGGTTTGAGTTCGACTTCAACCCGGCGTTGAGTACGAGCGGGCTCACTGCCTATAAATTTGCCAATGGCGGTGCCTTCACTAACAGCGTGGCCACAGGCCCAACGTTAGCTCCGATGGCGTTATTTGGAGAAGCGGGCCCAGAAGCGATCATGCCTTTGAGCCGTGGTGCCGATGGTGCACTGGGTATTCGCGCCCTGAGTGGTTCAGGCGGTTCAAGCAGCAGTAATCAGGTGGTGATCCAGCAAACCATTAACGTGGCCGATGGCCAAGGCAACACGGCGGGCGGCGAGACAGCCAGTCAAGACATTGCAAAGGCGTATGCAGGCTCAGCCAAGCAGGGCGCAGCCGAACAAATCGCCCGCGACCTTAAACCGGGCGGGCAAATCTGGTCCGCCATCCACGGCCGCTGAATATCAGCGGCTGCAACGGCCCACACCCGGAGAACACATGAGCGCAAAAACGTTTACCTGGATTCCTAAAGTCGAACCGGTGGGTACGGTCGAGTTTCGCCTCAAAACTGCCCAGTTCGGTGATGGGTATCAGCAAGTGCTCAAGGACGGTCTCAACCACAAAACTCAATCCTGGCCACTGACATTTGTCGGCGATCAGGTGCAGATAAAAGCCATTATCGACTTTCTGGATGAGCACGCTGGTGCCACAGCCTTTTACTGGGCGGCACCATTGAGCGAACCCGCACTCTACCGCTGCAAGCGCTACCAGCCGACCCCGATGGGCGCAGGGCTCTACACCTTGGCCGCCACGTTCGAGCAAGCGTTTCATCCCTGAGCGGGTACAAACAAAAGGACTTGTTCATGCTCGCAGATTTTCGTTGCGCCAAATGCAACCGGTTACTGGCACGCGTCGGTGAAAACAGCCAGCTCCAAATCAAATGTTCGCGCTGTGCGACGTTGAATGCTGTGAAGACCTTGAGTCTCGATCCATCGCCTTTGAGCGACACACGTGCAGCCATTGTTGCGCGACAACATTGATCTACTCAATAGGTGAAATCATGGCAGCACGCACACGTATACCTTTTCAACACAACGGCAGTTCAATCCTTCCTCCTTATCAAACAATGTCTGCCGGACAGTTTCTACAATCGCCCAATGGCCGCTTCAAATTAGTGTTGCAGCCTGACGGTAATCTGGTATTGCAGGATAACGGCGCCCAAGTGTGGGTGGCAGACGCCAGCCAGCCTTATAGCAACACACTTGTGTTACGCCAGAAGATCCCTTCAGCGTTTTACATTCAGTACTCGGCCTTTTTGGATGACCCAAGCCGTAAACGCACGTGGGCGTCGGTCAATACCACGTTTACCGATAAAGATCAGTGGAACCGGACCCACATGATTCTTCAGAACGACGGCAACATGCTGCTTGTGGATTTTGGCTCGCTGTGGAACAGCAACGGTGCATTGCCGCCGGATCCTGCGGCGGTTGATGCTTTGGTCTTTCCAGCCGAGACCGCACTGGAGATCGGTAAGTTCTATGTCGCAGGGGCTTCGCGACTGGTATTTCAGGCGGACGGCAATCTGGTTGTATTTGGTCCGGCGGGTGGTGCGATCTGGGCCAGTCACACGCAAGGCCAAGGTGCGGTACGTGCTGTGATGCAGGCGGATGGAAACTTCGTGTTGTTAAATGCAGCTAATGGCGTCGTATGGCAGACAGGCACCGCAGGACGTACGGGAGCATTCGCCAGGCTTCAACCCAATGGCGGCTTTTCGATCGCTTTTGAATTGCCCGTTTGGGCACGCTTTGGTTTCACTCCCGTACTCAAGCCGCGCCGGGTCTTTTACCCGGATCACGGCACAGGCCCACTTCCTACCTGGAAAGACTGGACGTGGAGTTTTTAAATGACCCTGCCGGATGTCACGTCCGCGTCCTGAGTCTGCGTACGTAGTCAATGCTTAAAATCATGCCCAAGACTCGAAGTTTTAACCTTTGTCTCTGCGGCGAATCCCAAGAAAAGTATCGCCTTCTCTCATAGGGCAGGCGACCTTTCACTTACTTGAGAAACCCCGCCAAGCGCGGGGTTTTCTTTGCCCGGAGCATTTATGTCAATCAATGCAGACATCCAGACACTGGAGCCTGGGGCGTGGGTCGAGCTGTTTGAGCTGGATGCCACCTCCCTGGGCGCCGAGATTTACCGGTTCCACGGCTATCCCCAGCAAGCCTCAATTGTGTGGCAGGAACTCGAATACTCACCTTGGCCGATTGTCGCTGAAGGCTTTGAAATGTCGGGGCAGGGCATGCAGCCTACGCCGACTTTATCAGTGGGCAATGTCGGCGGTTTTATTACCGCACTGACGTTGTACTTTGAAGACTTGGTCGGCGCCCGTCTGGTGCGCCACCGCACGTTGGGCAAATATCTGGACGGTCAACCCGAGGCCGATCCGCAAGAAGAACTGCCTCCGGACACTTGGTATATAGAACGCAAGGTGGCTGAGAACAATGCGACCTTGAAATTTGAGTTGGCCAGTGCGCTGGACTTTAACGGCGTGCAACTGCCGCGTCGCCAAATCGTTGCCAACGTGTGCTGGTGGCTAAGCTGTGGCGGTTATCGCGGCCCTTATTGTGGCTATAACGGCCCACCGGTCGCTGACGCCAACGATGTGATCGTCACGGATGCGGCCAAGGACAAATGCGGCGGCCGCCTTAGCAGTTGCAAGCTGCGTTTTGGTGAAACCGAGCCTCTGTCTTATGGCTCCTTCCCGGCCGCTGGCCTGCTGCGGAGTTGACTATGAACAAGGCCATTCAAGCCGCAATTGAACGGCATGCCATCGGCTGCTATCCCCAGGAATGCTGTGGGCTGATTATTCGCGAAGGCCGCAAGCGCGTGTACGTACCCTGCAGTAACACGGCCAGAACACCTGATGAACACTTTCGTCTGGCCCCTGAAGATTTCGCTGGCGCCGAAGAGCGCGGCGAAGTGCTGGCGGTGGTGCACAGCCATCCCGACTACCCGGCCACGCCCAGCGAGGCAGATCGCGTGGCCTGTGAAGCGTCTGGTTTGCCATGGCACATTTTGCAAGTACGCCGTCATGAAAGCGGGCAGATTGAACCTGGGGAAATGGTCCACCTGCAACCCAGCGGCTATCAAGCTCCTCTGCTCGGGCGAGCGTTTGCCCACGGCGTGCATGATTGTTTGAGCATCGTGCTCGACTACTACCAGCGAGAGATGCACATCGATCTGGGCAGCTTTGAGCGCGAAGATGGCTGGTGGGAGCGCGGTGGCAACCTGTATCTGGACAACCTGCCTGCTGCCGGGTTTGAGCGGGTACACAGCCTGCAACAGGGCGACATTGTGTTGATGCAGATCCGTTCACCGGTGCCCAATCATGCGGCGATCTACTTGCAAGACGGCACCTTGAGCACTGAGCCCGAGCATTTCCCCACGCCGGGCGCCATTCTTCACCACCTTTATGGCCGCGACAGTCGGCGCGACACCTACGGCGGTTATTGGGCCGAGGTAACCACAGGTTATTGGCGCCATCGCCAGGCGCCGCGCTAATGGCCGCAAGGAGCAGCATCCGTATGCAACACGAAAAAATACGCACTGTGCGTCTTTATGGCACGTTGGGCGCACGTTTTGGCCGAGTGCATCAACTGGCAGTTAATAGCGTGGCCGAAGCTGTCCGGGCGCTGGGCATCCTGATTCCCGGTTTTGAACAGTACTTGATGGCGTCCAAAGACAACGGGGTGGCGTACTCCATCTTTTTGGGCAAGCAGAACATTGGCAATAAACAACTCATGGCACCGCCCGGCAGTACCGACATTCGGATTGCGCCGGTGTTGGTGGGAAGCAAACGCGCCGGCTCATTGCAAACTATCGTAGGCGTGGCGTTGATTGTCGCCGCTTCGTACTTCAGTGGCGGAGCGGCGGCAGGTTCCGGTGCAGGTGCAAGCGGCGCGGCGGCAGGTACCGGCACCGCAGCCGCTGCTGGCATGAGCAATTGGTCGATGGTGTCCAGCATGGGTATTGCAATGGCCATGGGCGGCGTAATGCAATTGATGTCTCCCCAAGCCAAAGGACTGGGCGCAATAGACAGTCCACAAAATCGTAGCAGCTATAGCTTCAACGGCCCCGTCAATACTAGCGCCCAAGGTAATCCGGTGGGTTTGCTCTATGGTCAGTTGATCGTCGGCAGCTCGGTGATCAGCGCTGGCATTTATGCTCAGGATCAGTTGTAACCGCGCAGCCTTTTTTTATCAGCCGCCGGCTGGCGGTTCTTCACGTCAGGGCCTGCATATGTCTGCAACCGCTGTACCGCAAAAACTGCAAACCGTGTTGCTTTCGGGGTCACTGGCCAAGCGCTTTGGTCGCCGGCATCGTGTTGCAATTACGGGAGGTTTAAAAGATGCCATGGGTTATTTCAAGCAGTTTCCAGGCTTTGAGCAGTACATGCTCGACAGCCAGGGCAACGGGCTTCGATTCGCCATCTTCAACGGCACACATAACTTGGCAGAAGATCAGTTGGGCCAACCTACCGGTAAATCGGTGATTCGCATCGTGCCGGTCATCGCAGGCTCCAAGCGCGCAGGCTCGCTACAAACCATTGTCGGGGCGGTGTTGGTGGCGGCAGCTTTTGTGCTGTCCTTCACGCCTTTTGCTGGCGCTTCACCTTTTCTTTACCAAGTGGGCGCGGCCCTGGCGTTCGGTGGCGTGCTGCAAATGCTCAGTCCGCAGCCCAAAGGGCTTGGTGCTCAGGATCGCCCCGAAAATCGCGCCAGTTATAGCTTTAACGGGCCGGTCAACACCAGTGCCCAAGGCAACCCGGTGGGTTTGCTCTATGGCCAATTGATCGTCGGCAGCGCCGTGATCAGCGCTGGCATCTACGCCGAGGATCAGCGTTAAACGCCCCTCATCCTCTTCAAACCAGCCCGCCCGCAGGCGGGCTTTATTTCGCCAGAAGGAAAGCCATGACTGACCTTACTATCGCTGGCAGCAAGGGCGGCGGATCCAAGCCGCGGCCTTCTGTCGAGGCGCCAGACAGCCTGCAAAGTACCGCTTACGCCCGCATCCTTGACCTTGTCAGCGAAGGCGAGATCGTAGGTTTGAAACATGACAAACGCTCGGTGTTTCTGGATGAAACCCCGTTGGCCAATGCTGATGGCAGCCTGAACTTCAGCGGCGTGACCCTCGACACCCGCTCGGGCAGTCAAGATCAAACCTACATCCCCGGCTTCCCGGCGGTTGAAAACGAAAGCGCCGTTTCGATTGAGCTGCGCAGCGATCAGCCCTGGACCAAAGCCATTACTAACCTGCAATTGTCAGCCGTTCGCATCCGTTTGGCGGTTGCTCGGTTGGCGCAAACAGACACCAAAAATGGCGACACCAACGGCTACACGGTGCAATACGTCATTGAGTTGGCCACCGATGGCGGCCCTTTCATATCGGTGCTCAATGCCGCATTCAGCGGCAAGACCTCCACCAAATATGAACGCTCCCATCGCGTGGATTTGCCACCTGCCAATACTGGCTGGACTGTGCGGGTACGGCGCTTGACGCCGAACGCGGTCAGCGGCGCGATCGCCGACACCACCAGCGTAGAGTCCATCACCGATGTCATCGACGGTAAACTGCGCTACCCAGGCTCGGCCATCATTGGCCTGCAATTCGATGCGTCGCAATTTCAAGCTATCCCCTCGCGCGCTTTTGAGTTGCAGGGGCGCATCATTCGCGTACCGAGCAACTACGACCCGCAAACACGCCACTACTCAGGCGTGTGGGACGGTACCTTCAAGTCCGCATGGACCGATAATCCAGCGTGGATTTACTACGATTTGTTACTCCATCAGCGCTACGGCCTCGGGCATTTGCTCAACGCCAGCCAGGTCGACAAATGGGAGTTGTACCGTATCGCACAGTACTGCGACCAACCGGTCTCAGACGGTAAGGGCGGCACTGAACCGCGTTTCACCTGCAACCTGTATTTGTCGGTACGCGCTGACGCACTGAAAGTCTTGCAGGACCTGGCCACTACCTTCCGCGGCATGTCGTACTGGGGAGCTGGCTCAGTGATGGCGGTTGCGGATATGCCAGAAGATCCGGTTTACACCTATTCCAATGCCAACGTACTGGGCGGTACGTTCACCTATGCCGGATCGGCAAAAAAGACCCGTTTTACCGTGGCCCTCGTCAGTTGGAATGACCCGGCTGACTTCTATCGACAAAAAGTGCAATACGTCGACGATGCCGAAGGTATTGCCCGCTACGGTATCCAACAGACTGAAATCAGCGCTACCGGGTGTACTTCACAGGCTCAAGCCCAACGCATTGGAAAATGGGCCTTGCTCACCAATCGTTTAGAAACCGAAAGCGTCACGTTTTCAGTCGGGCTCGACGGCACACTCGCACGTCCGGGTCAGATCATTCGTATTGCCGACAACGACCGTGCGGGTCGGCGCATTGGTGGCCGTCTGCACGACGCAACACTCGATACCTTAACCCTGGACGCTGAAGTCAAAGCGCTGAGCGGCGACACCGTGACGTTGGTCATGCCCAACGGTAAAGCGGTATCGAGGATGGTCAAAACGGTGGAGATGCTCGATGCTACCCAGCGTGTGACTCTTCAAGAGCGGCTCGAAGAGCTGCCGCCGTCGCACTCGATGTGGGCGCTCGACTCGCCAAGCCTAGCCACACAATTGTTTCGCGTTCTGTCCATTGCTGAAGACACCGCTGATAGCTCAATCAGCTACAGCCTGAGCGCGGTCAAGCATGTGTCTGACAAATACAGCGCTATCGACAACGGTTCGCGCATCGAGTCTCCACCCATTTCGGTTATCCCACCGAGCGTCCAGTCTGCGCCAACTGCTGTGCGGGTCAGTAACGCGCATTTTGTCGAGCAGGGCAGTGTGATCAATGTCATGACCATTGACTGGGAACGCCCGGCCAACGCTATCGCGTTTGAAGTCTACTGGCGTAAAAACGACGGCGAATGGGTCTTCGCCGGGCGTACCGGTGGCAATTCGCTGGATGTGCAAGGCATTTATGCCGGGCGATATGTGGCCAAAGTGCGCGCCATCAACGCGCTGGACATCGGCTCGCTCTACAGCATCTCGGTAGAAACTGTCCTCAACGGCAAAACCACCTTGCCACCGGTCGTGTCGAAGTTGACCACCGAATCGCTGGTGTTTGCTATTAAAGTTCAATGGCAGATCCCGGCGGGCGTCAGCAGCGCTGACCTGCAGCGCACTGAAATTTGGTACAGCCTCACACCTGAACGTTCAACCGCCCGTAAATATGGCGATTATGCCTACCCTCAAAGCGATATCACGCTCATGGGGCTGGCAGCGGGCGTGCGCTTGTTCTTCTGGGCGCGCCTAGTCGATCGCACAGGCAATATCGGCCCTTGGTTTCCTGAGGGTGTGGGGGTTGCGGGGCAATCCAGCGCTGATGCAAGCCCGGTACTTGACCTCATTGCCGGGCAAATAGGCGAAAGCGAACTGGGCAAACACCTGCTGGACCGCATTGAGCTGATCGACGGCGCCGGTAGTGGCTCTGTCAACCAGCGCCTGGATAAAACCCGACAAGAGTTGGAAGGACTGATCGGTGAAATCACCGATGCTCTTGAGTACGACAACGCCAAATCCTACTCAGTGGGTGAAATAGCTCGCTTGGGCAGCCGGCTCTTTCAAGCCATCGTGGTCACTTCCCGGCATCCGCCACCGGACGTCGCCTATTGGGTTGATCTGGGGACTCTCGCCGAAACGAGCCATGCGCTGTCGCTGCAAGTGCAGAAAAATTCGGCCAGCATCCGCGAACAGGCGGGGAACCTGACGGTTCAGGCCCAACAGCTCAATGCAATCAATCTCAAAGTCAACGATCCGGCCAGCGGTCTGCAAGCCACGGCTAACGGTCTGAACTCACTGACCGGTACGGTGCAAACACTGGACGGAAAAGTCAGGGCTAATGCTGAAAGGGTTGAGGGTGTGTACACCTTGGTCAACAGTGCCTCTGCGGGCTCTGAAGCGGGGAGTGCAGGTGACCAAACCGCGTCGGCTGGTGCTGAATCGCTAATGTCAGTGATTGCTGAGCGTCATTTCGCACAAGCGGTCAGGACTGATGTGGTGGAAGCCAAGGTCGGGCAGAACGCCGCGAGCATCGTCGATGTATCCAAAGCGGCAGTGAGCGCCAACTCGGCTTTGACCGCTCGTGTGACCCAACTGGACAGCAAGATCGAGGGTAATGCTGCGACGTTTAAATCGGACACCTTGGCATTGGCTAACACCGATCGGGCGATCAGTCAGCGTGTTGACTCACTCCAGACGACGTCGGGTCAAAATACAGCGGCTGTGCAAATGCTCAGTCAAGCCCAAGCGAATCTTAAAGGAGACCTGTCGACCATGTGGTCGGTAAAAATGCAGGTCAATGCCAATGGTCAACTGGTGGCAGCAGGCGTGGGCTTAGGGATTGACACCAATGCCGAAGGGGTAACGCAAAGTCAGTTCCTGGTGAGTGCTGATCGATTCGCAGTGGTGGGAGGACAAACCGGAGGTCAGGTATTTACACCTTTTGTAGTGCAGGGAGGGGGCGTATTTATCGATTCGGCATTTATTCAGAATGGAACTATTACAAATGCAATGATTGGTAGTTATATAGCATCAAGTAACTATGTGGCAGGCACTAGTGGATGGCGCCTCGATAAGTCCGGCATGTTCGAAATCAACGGTAATGTCCCCGGTCAAGGTCGAATGATAATGACCAATAGATCGCTGCGAGTTTATGATGCCAATCAAGTCAAGCGAGTTCAGCTGGGAGATCTAAGTGAATGAATTTGGGATTAAATTTTATGATGGGGGCGGTGTTGAGTACCTGAACGCTGACTCATATTCTATGCGGACAGTATTCTCACTCATTAAGCCAGGAATTTCGCCCTCTGGTGAGGATGTGCCCATTCCAAGTTTTGATCCGGATAAGGGTGTGATATTAGTTACTTCATACGATGGGCCTTTTTTGGTTTTGTCTGAGTATTTAATTGTGGGTAAATTCCCAAATGTTATTTTGCGATTCGCTGCGTCTCCCTTGTCGGAATCTGCTCTTGCATTACTTATTTTGGCGGTGCATTACAAATGAACTATGGGTTTGAGTGTTTTGGATCGGCAGGTCAAGCTGTTGTTGATAGTGAACATGGTCTGTTACATGTTATGAGTGAAGGTGTGTATTCGGGCGCTGTTGTAATTAGTAAGGACGGTACTTACGCAGTGGTCGATGTTAGTTATTCGTCTGCAATAGTTACTGAGTATCCTCCTGTGGTATTTATCTCGCCTGGCAGTATAGGGGTGCATTTTTATTTCCAGCATAAAGGTCGCCCGGGGAGTTGGACAGGTTTTACATTTAGAGTCGGTTATTATGAGTCTGTAGCCAGTGGTTTTTTGACTGCGGGTAAGTACTGTGCTTGTGGAATGAATCCTGAGTCTGTGCCGGGTTATGGAATGCAAGTGAGAGATGCTTCTGCACGGTTGGTTTTTGATGGTGCATATAAGATCATGAATTTCCTGGGCGGGGGGCAAGTATGGCCGCCTTATTTTTTTTTAAATTTAACAATGTTTCAAGGTGCATGGATTTATCGCCTCCCTTGGGTATATGGTCGGGAGGCTTATTTTATGGTTAGTCATTTTGGGCAGGCATATAGTAACTCATTGACTTTAGGGGATGTGTCTATTGGGTTTTCCGATAGCTCTAGATCCTATATCGAGATTTCGAATATTACATTTAAAGTTCCGGCGCCCATAATGAATTGGCCTTTGTTAGTGGCAATGCCTTGATTTATTTAGTGCTGGGATGGTGGAAGAAGTTATCAATGAATGTGCGCTTTTAAAAAACAAGTCAATCTGTTGTATCAGGTTTGGAGAAGCATATGGCAAGACAAGAAATAATTCTAGGTACACCACCCTCTGGCCTCGGCGGTGATCCGCCGCGTACGGCCAGTCAAAAAGTTAACTTTATGACGCAAGAACTCTATGAGCATAAAGCACAACTCGGTACAGCCAGTACTGCGAATATAACAAGTGCTACGGATGAAACGTATCTGGGTGGCGCTTACAAAGTTACTAAGCAGGGTGATTATGGTCTTGGAAGACCATTGTCCGCCAGGGCGGTATCCGACGCTGATCTACCGATTAAAAATAATGCAGGCGCGGCCTTTCATTATTTGGGTGCTCGTTATCCAGGGACCAGTGATGGCGCACTGTTGACCATGGGATTTAACGAGCAATATGCTTTTCAGATGTTTGGTAATTGGCGTAATGGCGATTTATATACGAGAAATACTGCGGTTGGCGAGGAACGGCCAAAAAAATGGCGCAAAAATTATCACGAAGATAATGTGATTGGTGCTATCGAGAGTGGGGGGATTATAGAATCAGGGGTAAATAGTTATGGAGGCTATACTAAATTTCGGGATGGAACCCTTTTGTGCTATGGCGAAGCTCAGCCGGTAAATGCGGCACCTGCTAATGCGACAGTGTCTAATCAACCTACGATGTTTGCTCATCCGTTCTCAACCAGTACGCCCACAGTTATACCGACGGCCACTCCTCTGTCAAATCATGATCATTACGGAGTTATTGGCATTAATTACGGTGCGGAAACTGGAAGTTCCAGATTTACGCTATTTGTTCGAAATGGCGCCACTGTGCAAAATTTCAGATTCTGGTTTTTGGCCATAGGGCGGTGGAAAGCATGAATATTAGGTTGGGGGGTATAAGAGCCGATGCTTCATTAACGCTCGAAAAAAAGGGTGATGCGCTTATTGTAAATGGTGAGTTATTTGATTTTTCACGGATAGAAGAGGGCGACAGCCTTCCTGATACCGCGCTGATGAGTAAGGTCAATAGACATTTCTTCCTGTCACCTATCACTAGAGTTGATGGTCAATTGACTCTGGTGTTAATGCTTCCTTACGGAGAGGGCGCAAGTAGCGCTCAGGTATTTCCTGAACCGATTGTTATCGATTTGGACGGGGAAATACGCCTACCGCAACCGGATAAAATTATCGCCCCAGATCCACTACCCATGGAGAATGCCCTTCATGAATAACATCGACTGGTCGCAACTTCGCAGTGCTGCGGATATTGCAGCTGAAAAAGAAACATCACGCTTAGCCCCTCTGATCGCCGAGGAAGTTAAATGGGTTGAGCAGGAACGCTCCTTCGTTAGTGTGCAATTGGAAGCGCTCGAGGACGGCGAGAAAATACCGGGTACTGAACGCCAATGGCGCGACCATCGGATTTTGGTGCGGGCCTGGCAAGAAGGCGCTGAGTACTACCCGGATTCAAGGCATCGCCCCATTCGTCCCAGCTGAAATTCAGCCGTCAACCGAACCCGCTTAGAGCGGTTTTTTTTCGCCTGGAGACGCTCATGCATATCACCTTGGCGCAGTTACAAAAGATACTTCCAGGCGCTGGTGACAGTGCCAGCGTTTTTGTCACTGCGCTCAACCAGGCAATGCTGCGGTATGAGGTTCAAGGACCGCTGCGGGCTGCAGCGTTTATCGCTCAAGTGGGTCATGAATCTGCCCAGCTGAGGCATCTGGTTGAGCGTTTCAACTATAGCGCTCCAGCCTTGCTTGCCACTTGGCCTAAGCGTTTCACACCGCAAATGGCAACTGCCAGCGTGGGGCAGCCGTCACTGATTGCGCAGATAGCCTATGGCAATCGCTTGGGCAATGTTGAGCCGGGTGACGGATTCAGGTATTGCGGTCGTGGGTTAATTCAGATTACCGGTAAGTATAACTACCAAGCATGCAGCAAGGCTTTGGGGGTTGACTGCGTGGCAGAGCCCGAGCTGCTGGAAATACCGGATTATGCGGCGCTGTCAGCGGCCTGGTTTTGGTCTGAAAATGGATTGAATGAATTGGCTGATTTGCAACGTTTTGAACAGATCACTCGCAGGCTCAACGGGGGAGTGCAGGGGCAGGAAGATCGAAGGCGGCTTTATGAGGCAGCGTTATGTACATTTTGCCGCTAGCGTGGCTTGCAACACGGGGCTGCTGGTGTAGCTTAGACCGCTGTTTTTTGCGCTTCGGGAGACCATC